CGTTCATTCTGTACATCCACCAGTTTCTTGCGTTGCTCTGCAACCATATCAGACCACTCAGATTCATCCAAATTGAGTTGTCTCATAATAGAAGAATCGCTCATTTCAAGAACCTGTTGCATACCACGACATGTTCCTATATCGAAGCCATTAACTTCGGCTTCACGCAAATTAAGGTCTTTAAGTTTTTTAATCTTGCCAGTCCAAGTATTTTCACCCTTACTTGCGTTTTTATTATGCTTTAAGCTAAGACAGCTTTGCTCGGCCAGCTGCGATATTGTGGCGCTCAAATTTTTCTTTGAGTCTAACAATATTTTAAGCTCCGCAGCATTAACATTAGTATTAGCCATGGCTTTTGCTATTTTGTCGTCAATCTTCTCCTGTTGCGAAAATCCACGTACAATAGTAATTGCAGAAGATGTGCGCATCATATCATCGTTTCCATCTCCACCGGCATCCAAATACCCAATTAGCTGGGAGTAAAGCAAAGGCTGATCATCGAGTTTTTCTCCCTTAAAAGGGTCATATCCAAGAAGTCTAATAACATCTTTACGATTTTTTTCAAACTCTCCGCTTACTTCTTGACTGTCAATTAACGTCTTAGCTGCATCTTTGTTTCCGTTTTCTAGCGCAGCAACTTGTTTGGCATCTTCAATATATGTGTTAAAAATATCTCCATCACGCCAACGCATTCCACGATATTGCACCATACTTACGTTTTTAATGTAAGCGTCCCAAATACTCGTTCTGCGAACCTGTTCTCCCTGATTTGCCCACTCATTGTAACTAGAGTCCCACAGCTTCTCAATAAATGGTCGGTCTATATATTCGAGCGCATCCATAACAGACCTTTTAGTGCACAGTCCAAATTCCTGTCTATTATCATCCCACGCAAGTGCGATTTTCTTTACACACTCCTTGCACATAGACGTAATGCCAGTTAGCACACTGGGATCTGTAGAAACATAAAATTCACTCTTCTTTTTTTCTTTCATACAATATGGGCATAGATATTTCTTATCATCTGCCGCAGTCTTCTTGGCGGCAGGAGCCCTCTTACCAGCACTTCTAGCAGCCATTCATCCAACCGCCTTTCTCTTGAATTTTTTACATAAAAAAGGAAGCTCTTATTCCTGAGCTTCCTTTGCTTTTGCTTCTGCAATTTCCTTATTAATTCTTTCAAATTCCTTCTGGAAGTTTTCGTCATTCTTAAATACAAGCACAGTCTTGTCGGGGTTAGTTCTGTCCGGTTTGACATCGATCACCTGGCAACCCGCCTTGAGTAAGGCTCTGCCACAACCCATGTTAAAAATTAAACGTGCTTCTTTGGTTTCATTCTTCATATTTTCCATAATTTAATTGTCCTTTCCATTTCGTATTTTATATTAATTTTGTATTGTTATAGTTTAATATTATAAGAGCACAGTTTGCCGTCCTCTGGAGTAAAAATGCACAATGTTTGCATCGGATGTGAATACAACCTCTTGCTATTTGCGTATTCATCGGTGCCACACAGTGAACCAACTAGCGTTGATTCTATGCCAAACTGTTCAAAAGACTCTAAGTGATGTTTATCACCGCTAAATGTATAATCAATAGGCTTTCCGTATTTCTTCGTGAATAGACTATTAATTGTCATGCCAAGCTCCTTAAACTTATCTAAATCGCCATGGGTACAGACAATATTATATTTATCACACACTTGCAAATAAATAAATTCATAATAATCGCTCTCAATAACCTTTACCTTTGCATTACCCTTTAATCTTTCTTTAAGCCACCATGCAATCACACGTTCCATATTGTCTGCATGAATGCTATCTTCTTTGTTTTGAATAGTTCTTGCATGATTACCATATGTAGAATAGACACAAACTTCTTCAACACACACAGAGAGTGCATTAATAAAGTTGGCAAGAAGTTCCGACACATGCATAAGTTGTTCGCAAGTATTTTCTTCGGACGCAACCCTGACCCCAGTATGTATGGCACCATTAATCATATCACCTAATAGGACGACATGGAGCTTTTTAATATTATGCTCTTCAAGCGCACTATGTACCTTGCGAAACAGCTCTCCAACACGATCTACACAAATCTCTGTGTTATACGAATTCCAAATGTTGTCTGTTACCTGACCGTAGTGCCAGTCGCTACAACACAGCACAGCCTCTTCATCCGAAAAATTATTGCGGAACACGAACATCTCCGAATAATCCTTAAGGGGTACTGCGTTAGCAGCCTCAATAAGCTTTTCGGTTAGGTGGTCTGCTCTGGCATCGCTAACAAGAAGCTTGTTGTATTCTCGACGCTGGTCGTATAGTTGCCTTTTTGCCTTATATAGTTCATCAATTTGTGACTGTAGGTTGCCTTGGCACTTTTCTTCGCCAACAAACTTTTCTGCATTAGCCTCAAAAATATCCTTGAAAGCAGCCCACCGTTTACGGTATGTCGTATCACCCTTGTCGCAACCAAATTCATCGTTAAAAATTTCAGCCATTTGTGGCCAAGTAAAACCCAGACTTTCTTTCATACTGCATATACGATAAAAGTACTGGTCGTCAGTCTCGCCATTCATTCTTTTTAAACTATTATCCATATAATTACCTCTTCTTTTTGTAGCCCTTTGGCTTTTTATACAGTTTAAGTCTAATAGATTGTTTAAATATTGCAGATGGTATTACCTTTTCTGGACTAATAATGATTTCCCCTGTGCGAGGATCTTTTGCCTCTCCTGCTGGTTTACGTTTGCCAACCAACACTACACCGGGGGCTAGGTGTAATTCACTATCTGCACCAATTTTTGCTGTTTGAAAATGCTCCTCGATAATATCTTCCAGGGCATTCACAACTTCCCTCATGTTTTTCTTGTAAAAACCAGTTCTTGATGCAAGTTCGTTGGCAAGCTCTGGTTTTTTCATAATCCTATCCATTTTCGCACCCGCCTAGGTATTACGAATAATCTTCGTCGTAGGTTACGCTGAGTTTAATTGGACGATTCGCAAAATCTTTTAATAGTACTGCGAATTCAATCATGTCGCCGGTATCAGGATTTTCAATCGCTACACCATCTTCATTAACATCTAAAATGCCAGTGGCGCTTAATGCGTACTTTTTAGTAATTGCTGCTTTAGCCATATTTCTTGTTCCTCACTTTCATTGAATTTCTATAATGAATTGCAAGCATTTTGTTCAAACACTCTATTCATTATATAAAATTTTGATGTCATTTTTTAGAAACACCAAAAACACTAGGTGGCGTCTAGTGTTTCGGGCATTAATTTTGTATTGTAACTTTTTAAGGCGACGGTCACGATTGACTCTTTTTACGTTCTCTATATGCTTTATTTTTTTGAGCATTTCTTTTTCTTTGATATATCAAATTACATTCTTGGCATCTACAAGTTTCTGTATCAAACTTTCCAACAACAACATCATCGTCGCAATCAATACATTTAATAACATGGAACTCACTAATTTCTACTTTCTGTCCGCATTCCTTGCAATATAATTGCATAGAAGACCTTTTTGTAACCCTAAATAATCTTCCGCAACCCCTGCAAGATTTATAACCACCATTCTTATAATTCAAATACGTATAAGCAAGTTCTTTATAATCATCTTCATTTAACTCCATAGCGATTTCGCCGCTATCATCTATAAAACCAACAATCTTTAAATTAGTTCCAACAAATGTGTGCTTAACCAAGATTCCTTCTTCATAGGCAAAGCGTAGATAATTAGCTCTTTCCTTACTTGGTATAGCCACCCTCGAAAGCTTGAATAGGTCACTTATAGACATATACATACGATCATTATTATCAGAAGACACATTGTTATAATATTTTGCAGTTGCAAGAAGCACAAATGCAATCTTTTCCTTCCTGATATCATTCAACCCGGTAATTTTGTCAATTTCCGTTTTAGTGATTGTGATCGGGGCTACACTTCTAAATTTATATTTTTTTGCGCTATCAATATTTCTATAAATAGTCTTGAAATACATCTCTTCATAAAAATCAGGACAATTTTTAGTCATATACGCCAAGATTGCATCGTAATTATCTTCTTTTTTCATTCCAAGAACATGATAATTATATCTTGCTAGCTCTCTAATCATTTCCTCAGGATTGTTTTTATCTGCATAATTGCTTGATATCTTACTTTCAATATCACTCTTATCATTAAATCTAAAGTTAATCATCACTTTCACCTCCAATCACAATTCTAGCCATCGAAAATTTAACTCCTCCAAAGCTAAATTCGCCATTAACATCCTGCTGTGGATACATATACACACCTGATTTTTTAACCAGTTTATCAACGATAACGTCGCCACACAAGGTCCAGACAATGCTCACATCGATACCGTCTTTATAGCATATATCCAATAGAATTTCGCATAAAACATGTTTGTTTGGACATATTGAGAAACAATCTTCCTCCAGATCCTCGTTCAACTTCATAAGACTGTCTGCAACATTTTCCTCTCCGCCGTCATTATCAACAAATTTTTTCTTGTTAACATCACGCTTCTTCTGTTTATAGGCCATGCATTTCAGCTTGACAAGTTCATAATCCTCAGAAGAGTATTCAATACCGCTTTTATAAACAGAGTAATCAAACTTAACATTTTCAAAATGGTCAACACCATCAAATTCATCTTCAATTGCCCAACAAATTCGATTCATGGTTGATGGAGAAACATCAAGTGGAAGCCGTTTTTTATAAAAATCTAAGATTTTTTGCTCCATTTCACACAATTTTCCGTCATTTTTGAGCAAATCTCGCACACTTTTCCCAGTTATACTCTGAATATGCTCGTCTGTATCGCGCACATAGGCGTCGTATTCTTGCTTTAAAGTCGGGTAGTTATAGCCGAAAAAGTAAGGTTTTTTGGCCGCACAGAGCTTCTGATTTAGCGTTTTTTGAGCCCTAATCTCATCAGAATCATCGTCATGAATAATGTTTTCACTAAAAATGTACCAATTTTTTGGCATTGGATTTGGCAAAATACCCTTTGCTTTCCTTTATACCCTCGGTTTCCCGATATTTTAGTAGGGGAGTAGACTATATCTTCGACTCACAATGAGTCGTGTGGCACTTCCAAATGAGGAATTTCACCTCAAATGTACTCCCTTGCGGGATAGTCGTTTGACGTTCTTGCTTACGCAAGCTTCGCACTGGATTAACATATGTGTGTTTACTTATGGTGCCTGTTTCCATCTTTTATAATTACAAATGTCATTAATACATTGTGGCGTGACATTAAATTTTCTTGCAATCTCAGAATAATTAAGACCATCTTTATGTAATCTCCTAATTTCAATTACATCATCTACGCCAAGCTTTTTGGGATTTTGCTCAAAGTGTTTTTGCTGAGCCCGCTGTATATTCTTTCTTCCCTCTTCACTCATTGTGGCATACTTCATGCCCGTGTGAGACTTTGACATTTTGTCTTTTGTTTCATCTGAGGCTTTTCTACCAAGGCCATTCATTCTATTTTTATCACCTATTTTACGCTTTGTTTCCTCAGATAAATGCTTTCCAAGATTATACCCCTCATCTCCGCCGTCATGTATATTATAAGCAAGACCAAGATCTTTATATAGCTTAATATAATATTTTTCGCGATCACTTAGCTCGTCAACACAGCAATCCTCGATGATTACAAACTCAAAATTATCCTGCCCATATTTATTCCATGCACCTTGTAAATGCGGATTATCATGTTTTCCATTATTTAATAATGATCGATGAGAATCCCATCTGTCGCCAAAGTTCATTCCAGTCTTGCCGACATAAATTTTTCCATTTAACAAGTTTTTAATGCCATAAACACCAATTCTTAAATATATATTATCATCACGCCTTAACATATGTCTCCTCCTTTCATCATTAATTTTGTACTGTTAAACACACACTTAGTTTTTCCCAGTTAGCCAATTCATTAATACCCATTTCCTGATACTATTAAACACTGAATTGACACCCTATATTTATAGGTTCACCACATTATTCGATGCATGTCACCATGCAAAGCGACCGTAATTCAATCGATTTCCTCTTGCTGCAGCGCCTGCCCACACTGTGTACGATACCTCAAGGTTTCATACTCAACGCTGCCTGGTTCATAATTGGCCATCAAAGAAGTAATTGCCGTAATTCTATTGGTAATGCTGCCAATTTTACTACCAAACCCATCCTTGTTGGCTTTTACCACATCAGCTTCGGTAACGGCTTTCTTCGAGGCATTGTACTGAATACAATTTAATGCCGGTAAGTTCCTTTGATTCCGCAATAAAGGGGCATTGTCGGTAGTAAATAATAAGTCACCGTCGAAATCAAAACCATTAAGTGCCATTGGCATAGTGTCCCACGCATTAACAACCGCCACAGTGTCCATATACTTAAACCAATATTCGGCACGTTCATCGTAACAAATATCCTGAGAAACCAACGAATGTTCGTTAGACATGGGCGCTCTAGCGCACATCACACGCTTAACGCCGTTATCTTTCCAATATTTGCTGTAAATTTCGCCAGCCTTAAGCAATCCACGTACTTCTAAACCAAACATACTCTCGCATAACGCATAGATATCACCAGATATAATCTGAAAGTTGCCACACACATCAAGAACTCCTATTTTAGCCTCTCTAATGCGTTTATTGATCATTTTTTTTATTCTATTGCGAATATATGGATCATTTACAGCGTCTTGATTTGCCATAATTGCCCTAGCAGCAACATCGGCATACTTCACATTTTCAGCATTCAAGTTTTTCCCGCACAAGTACACAAGGCTCTTGCGTGGATCTAATCCCATCGCATCCTTGATTTCGTTCACAGTAGGCGAGATAAGCTCTTGAATATCTTCATCAGACAAATTTAAAGACTGGATAAACTGATAATTTAACTGCCTTACCTTATCAACTTCATGCGGCGCAGTCTTTGCAACCCTTAAAGTGTATTTATTTTCTAGGCACTTATAATAATAGTCTTCCCATGAATCATAACAACTCCAAAGTTTTAACTGGCTTTCCGTGATAATTAACTCAGAGTCTCTAATGTCTCTTTTTTGCCCCCAAACATCAGTAATTAAATACTTTTCAGGACAATCATCCGAAGCTCCAACAACTTCCTCGGCGAATTTTATGTAGTCAAACGTGAATGTCATTCCCTTGGTCCACGCGCAGCGTAGGTTACAACCACTCATTGTGTGCTCATAATCATCATTTAACTCACCGTTCCAACGCTTAGACAGCGACGGAAGCATCATAGAACAACCATCAGAGCAGTCATTTCGCACCAGTTGACTAGGGGTAAACTGCACAATTGGCTCCTGAGAACGGTCGCTATCGTCAATATTAATCAAATCAGCGTAAAATTCCGTAAAGACGTCCTTGATTACTATTACACCGCCAGGAATTGGAGCGTATTTATCCTTGGGCCAACTTACTTCCAGCGAACCACTGGCTGCCAATGCCTCGTATGCTCCCAATTTTGCAGGAACAAGTGGCACATCGTTATTTTTCCCGTTTTCAATTCGCTTTTTTAATTCAGCATGTAGCTTCTCACTTACATACACAACCGTAGACATCTTGACGCCGCCGGTTGTACACAATAACCTCAAATATTTGATTCCATTAACATAAAATCCTTGGTTTGCGCGGTCATAATCTGATTTTTTATCCATAATCACGCATAAATAATCCTCTTTAAACTGTAATCTGTACAATTGCTTGTATAAATTTGCAATTTTAGTCTTATTACTGCGACTTACTGGTTGCTTTTTAACTTCCTTAATCTGCCGCTTGATTTCTTTTGCTTGGATATCATAGTCGACAGTTCCATTCAACTCATTGATCCAAGATAAAATCTGCGAATCTGCCAGGGCAACGACAAGCCCAGTTGTATTTCTAGCTCTGTTTAACGGCAAATTTAAGTTCCAATCATTCTTACGCAGTAGAGTAGAATTTATCTTGAAGACATATTGTTGTAATTTCTTTTGCTTTGCCAATAAACATCACCGCCTTTACAATTTACTTTAAAACATTTTTACGAAATCTTTCAATTCGTTTTTCAAATTCCGCCTCAAATTCTTCCTTTGTGACTTCATGACAGTTATAATATTTACAAATCCATCCTTCAAGAAAGTCTGCAGACTCCAATGTTTCTAATTTAAACGGAATAATATCATCAACAAGTCTTATTATTGGAAATATATATCTTTTAATATCCACATATTCCAGGCCATTCAATGCGGCCCAGCAACCAACATCCTCAACCTCAGGCATTCCGATAAACTTAATGTACAATCCGTCAATTTTAAAACAACGACCAATATATTTATTAACCTCTTTTTTGAATTCTTCTGTTTGTGCCCGAATTAACTCTTCTCGTTTCAGTTCTAATCTTCTAATTTGATCATCTATCTCATAGATAGTCATATTTTTATCGCCCATCTCAAAGTCACCCCTCAACTGCCAAATAATATTCGAACTTATTATCCTCCGCACAATAAGCTGTAACTGGAATGTCACGGAAAAAATTTTCATTATCTTGAGCACGCCACCACGAATCATAAGCGCCAAGCAAAAGGTTGGCTAATACGTGAGACATAAAAATTCTATCTGGTAATTGACCGTTTCGAATCTCGTAATAATAGAGATCTTTATGTAATTGAGACGCATAATATTCTAATTCATTCTTATATTTCTCTAAGACCATATTTATTCCCCTAAGTCCATCTTGGCTCGTTTCTGTTCTATGGCTTTCACACATGGGTCATCAGTCGTTACGATTCTTCCACTGGCACACTTTACGCATTTAATTCGCCACTTTGGAAATCCTTTTCTCCGTTCAAAGTGCCCATACCCTGGCGGCACATATGCTCCGCAATTGTAACAGTATCCGGCATACAAATTTCGTGCCATATTTATTCCCCCAAATTCATCTTCACGCCACAGCTAGGGCAGTAGGCCGTTAAAACCTCACGTCCCATCATGTCGGACGGTGCAAAACGGTCACACTCAGAACAAACGTGCCTTCCGGTATATTCTGGTGGCATCATTCCGTGTGCCTTTACCCAACGCCCATAACGCACCGGCTTTGCATCAACAGCGGGGATTGCCATAACCAAAGACACAAAACGCTTATAGTCCGATACCTCTTGTAATTCTTCTGGCGTATCACACCAGTTATATGGTTCTTCCAAGCTATCAAGGAGCTCTTGTCTACGAATTAGGTCACCCACATTCGGTTGTTGCTCACGTTTTTCTGGATACTCGGTACATTGTTGATAAACGTCATTAATTTCAAATGGTTCCTTCACGCCAATGCAGATATATGCCTCTGGCTTACTCTTCCAAAATCCTTTACGGCAAGCATCACATTCGATACACTGCATACGACTCACCACCACATTGACCAATATACTTCGCTAAATACCTTAAAAAGGTCACGCATAGCGGCGTCCATTTTTTCATGTTCTTCAAAATCGTCTCCGAGCATAATGACCTTACAATCATCAACCATTCTATCAATACACTGCAGCTGTGTTAGCTGCTCACCATCAACTTCATAGGTGCGCCATGTCGGGTCATCCATTACCACAAACTTACTTGCTTTGTCTTGGAAATAGCGCAAACGTTCATAAAGCCACAAAACTATAGTATAGTCGAGATTAAAGGTGTCACGAGAATCAAACTTAGCATAGCCACGTTCACCAAAGGGGAAGGGGAGGCCGTCGGGAAAGAACTCACTCAGATATTCATGCTTCTTGTTTTTCATGTTATCACTCCTCATAAGTAAAATCTTCACCACAGAACAAACAACGGCAGTGTGTTGTGGTCTTATTAGGGTTTCGATTCATCAGAACGCCGTCCTTATAAATGGGTGCCCAAGCGATCAAGGTACATTCACTGTATAGTTCTTCGTAGTAACTATGATAACAGTGTGGACATGTTACTTCTGAAAGTTTAATCTCTTTCCGTAGAGCACGCTCAACTTCTTGTTGGACTATTTCTCTAATATTTATGATAAAACTCATTTCAACAACTCCCCATCAGCAAGATATGTATCTTCACCACGGTTAAAAACCGGTTCATAGTCTGGTGTGAAATAGATAGAACATTCATTAACCCATGATCTATCTTTATAAATTAGAAAATATGGTGTTATGCCGTTGTACGTAATATCATAAATTTCATATAGCTTTTTATCTTTTTTGTGTAACAGTTGCATATTATCACCTCATAGACTATACTCTTCAAGTTCTTCAACTTCCAGAACAATCAATTTACCATCATCTTCACCTGCGACAACATCAACGCCATTAACTTTATATGATTTAAACGTTGCCCAAGGGTTATCATAAGTTGGACACCTTGTGCATATCTCCAACTCAACATCGAGGTCTGGATTTTCAAGGAGTCGTTCAGCTAATTCTTTCGCTTTCATCTTTTTTGTCCTTTCTTAAAAGTTCTATAATATAGTGTGGACACCCTTCCGCAAATTCGTCATCTGGGCCTTCACACCTCTGCGAGCCACACTTGGCGCAATAGGTGTCAATAAAATTTTCTTTTGTCATATTTCGTCACCTCCTACGCCTATAAATAAATTTCACATGAGTATAGTCTTTAAGAGTAATATCAAAATCTTTCTTAACCACGCTTGCCAGGAACGGTAGAATGTAGTGGTCAAAATATAGTAGTTCATACTTGCTGCTAATATGACCAGCCATATCTTCTACCGAGAGTGGCAAGTAATTTTCAGCAACCTCGCGCTCCCAATTTTCGGCATAACGATATTTCATCAAGAAATGGATAAGATTGTAATTGTCGTAAATACTTCCATGATGATTTTCGAAGTCAGCAAGCAGTGCGGGGTCATAAGCCTGTTTAACCTTCAACACATCTTCTTTAAGAGAGGGTCGGTGAGCCACGGTATCTAGCGCCATGTCGCGAATTACGATGTACTCAAAGCCCATGTCATTCACAAACTCCCAAAAGTTATCAATAGATTCACACGTACCATAGCTATAAACTTCATGAATCAGAGACGAAAGATTAATTGCCATGTGAGATTTTGCTAGGTTTCGCTCGTCTGCCCAGTTGGCAAAATCTAGCAAGCTATCAAAGAAGAATGTATTTTCATAAGCCTTGTTCTTCTCTTTTGCGCGGCAAATCATTTCGGCATTCATGTCATATCCAATAAACGTCATATCCGGGAAGAGTGGTGCCAGGAAGTTAATCAACGTACCATCCGCGCAGCCATAGTCAAAAATTGCAGTAACGCTGCTATCCAATTTGTCCATGAAGAAAATTTTATCAATTAAACTCTTTGCCATGGACGAGTTATATACATTCATGTTTGCAATGTCGGTCATATTATTCTTCCTCAAAATTAATAAATGCATCACGGTCGTAAGAGACAGCTTTGTAGAAAATGTCTCCAACACTTTTGCCGGAATCATCATGAAGTTCACTCCAATATACAGAGCTTCCATCTGGCACAATCTTCCAACCATCAGGCAAAACCACACAATACAACAAATCGTCAAAATCTTGCACGATGCGAATGCCGAAGCTTTCGTATTTTTTCTTGGTGTACTGTTGATTAAATTCTTCAACCGATACACCTTGCCGTTCGCTCTCTGACATCGCTCTAAATTTCCATACTTCTCCGCAAAATGGATTACTGTATTTGGGAAGGCGCAAACCATAAGAAACGGCGTTCTGACCATCTTTTTCAACATTCCTAATCCACTTATCCATAAAACCCATATAACCTACCTCCATTCATTTTGTACTGTTATGTAATTTACATTAAAATCTCGCCTAAAAACGTGGTTTAAATTTTACACGAGGAATTTATCATCCCATATACCTATAAACGAAATTTAGTATATTTTTTAATGTTATTTACATTGGTTTTAAGTGATATTCAATACGGTCAATAGTGTCAATTATAATCCACACATCTCGTTTGTCGTCAAATCTGTAAAAATGATGTCTTTTATATTTATACCCAAATTCATCGATTTCTTCAACAAGCGCTCGATGCGCATACATATTGTCTTTAGTGCATATTATAAGGTCATCATCCCAGTGATAAAAATTGGCAACCTCCATATGGCCACCCTTAAAAAAGACCTTTCCCTTCATACACTCGCCTCCAGCAATTCCGGATTTTCATGAATATTACCAATGCACACGATGTCGCCAAATCGGTAACGTTTGTTGTGTTCTCGATACCAATCTTCCCTGCCACCATGATGTCCAAAGCAGAATAAACTACGCGCTGACTTAACCGTGCGCTCCAGATCTTCTTTGCCATGCAGCTCTTCTAACTTATGGTTATAAGCGTTATCGTAGTCAAGCTGCCATTCGCCATTTTTAAAGACAATAGTTGCTCTTGCTTTGCACACGCCATCATATTGGCTAGTTGGTCCATACTCGGTACAAGGCCTACGATGTGTCCACACTTCCACAATATCGCCTTCGAAGAGTGGTGCACAGATGGATGGGTCAGTCACAACCCATTCTTTCATGCCGGTAGATTCGCCTACAGTTTCCGGCCACACAACATACCAGTCTGGATAATAGAGGCCGCAATCCGTTTCCGCAGGGCCAGGATATATACGGTGACTTTCGTTACCTTTACCGTCGTATAAGTGCACATAATATCCTACAACCCACTCGCCTTCATCCTGTCTCATACCACGAAACAATTTACTCATTCAGATTCCTCCTCAATGCCGTTCCACTCCCAGTTGCTCAGTTTATTACAATTTTTACAATGGCAAAACTCAGTGGGAATACATTCATGACACATACCATAGCATTGTCGTTCAATTTGTTTTTTAAAGTGCAGACAGGATGAACCACAGCCTGTCAAAGATTTAAACTCATCCATTAGCCGTCTCATTTGATAGTCCATAAGGATTCCTTCGTGCCTATAGAGATCTATATCTTCCATGAGAGCAACTTTGTCCCATTCTAACTGTTTAATTTTTTTGAGCAGTTCAACATTTTGCGTTTCTAGTTGTTGAATGCAGATCATGGCATTATCGTGCAGCCAATTCAATTCTGTCAGACTTTTCGGTGTCAGCCGAGGTTCACCATCCTCGTGAAAATGCACATTAATCGGTTCGTCCAGTTTCTTTTTGATCTGTTCAGGTGTTTTAATCATTTCCACTCTGCAACATTCCATATCTTCAGTGATTGCCGATTGAACGCTGCTGCCAATCTTAGGAGGTACCGTATCAAGGCTATTTAGTGGCTGGTAACCATTATTCTTCTGTTGCTTCATCATCCCTCTATCCCCTCTCTGTATTTATCCCATTTATACGGGTCTCCCTTATACCCATTCACGGCCCAAAGCAAATACTTATCCCAACAACGAATGCAATCATTTTCACACTCTTCGCCCATCTTACAAAGATATTTGGTGTGATCTGGCGGACATCCGTCATTTAGGATAATGTGTGCAAGTTGGAACATGCTGTATTCTTCTGGCTTACGCTTAGAGTCGGCGTATATCATGATTCCATGCCTCCCATTTTGCAGCTTGTCGTTCTTCGTCGGTAGGAAGGCACGACCAACAACGATAAAACTTTCCATACAGCATCACAGACAGAGGAATCAGGGCGTTGGATTTAAATTTTTCAATTATCACATATTCCTTATTTACCGCGTGTACATAAGCGGGTCGCTCGCCCGACATCGTATATCCTATGTTATATTCCACAAAGACAGAAATGCCACCAGTCAAGTCTTCCACCATCAGTGGTTTCCGCATCGGGCGTACCGTCATGGGCTTCTGTTCTTCCTGTACTATCACGCCATGAGCAAGCAGGTAGTCAGCTGCTTCGGCATAGGTGCACCCAATAGCGATGACCAATTCTTCGCAGTTTTTAAGAAGTTCCGCCAACTTTTCACAATCAGTCATTTACATCACCGCCTCCAAACGCACACGCATCACATAAATCATCTATACAGTCACGAAAACCATGGTGATACGCCTCGTGCAACGCCTCGCAAATCTCGTCATTTACAGCAAGACAGAAACCACCGCATGGCAAGCAATTACCATTTGCATGCCGCATCGGGCAATCTTTTCTTTCGTCAGTCATTATTAGCTCCTCCGCTTTTTAATACCACAGATGCCGAAAACACGCGCTCTATGTGTTCGTTTTGAGCATATCCCCTTAACACTTCGCTGTATTTCAACGAAACCTTATGAATGTCGACATCAAACGCATTAGCAATTATTTGGATAATATCTTTTTCGCTGAGCTCAACAACCGTCCGCATTTTCATTCCCCCTCCAAAGCAAATAATCAAACTTTGGCACAATGCCCATCTTAGACAAGAATTCAATTTGTTTATTGTTATATTTGCCGTGATGTCCCATCCATTGTTTGTCAGCAACTTTGATCCACCCAGCATCCAACAGCAAGTCGTCGGCAGTCACATGGTTAGGCAATCCCAGCATTTCTTCTGCAATTTTCATGGCCAAGCCAATATGGCCCATATAATCGCATTGAAACGTAGTACAGTCAGGAGAAACCCAGCCGGTTCTAAATCCTTTGCAGTTGACAGGATATTTTTCAAACAGAGAAAGACTTGGTTCATTCACGCTTTCGATAATGGCAACCACATCTTCTGCATCAGGACGATGAGTGTGATAACCACCGTTCGCATTCATGACAATAGGCATCACGCTTTCGACACCATACTTTCTAATTGCATCGGCAACGTACCAATACTTCTTTGCCTCGTTCACGTCGTCGATATACTCCCAAACGTGTACCGGTTCGTCCTCGCTCGACCTAAACAACATCCACTTAGCCACACTTAGTTCCTCCTCGCACATTAATTTTGTACTGTAGCTACGCCTATTATACCACAAATTTTCCATTTGTCAAGAGGGTTTATATCAAAACTTCAAAGATATTATAAAGACCACTTTTGCCAATATTACGAATAATACTATTATCAAGTAAAATACGAATATGTTTTGCAATAGTCATTACAGAAACGCCAAAGTATTCTGCGAGCGCAGATTGATTAATGGTAATCCGATTTTTGTCGTTCATATGAAACCGAATATACAAATACGTTGTCAAATAAGATCCACCAAGTCGGTTTTGCAGTTCTTCATACGTTTTTCGTGTCAATGTAATCTCAGTATGTGTATTTCCAACACCATCAATCTCGTTCCCATTATACCCATTGTTAATTGAGTCAAATTGCGCTTGATAATACTTTTCTTTTTCATTTAGTTCGGACGGTTCACACAGTTCAATAATTGAAAAATCAAATGCACCAATACCACCATACTTATCAAAATCTTCTTGAAGCTTTGTAGAGTGATGGTTGTGTTTTTGTAGAGCTCGTTCGTGCATAGACCACCGATGCATAATGTCTTTGGACTTGCCAACATAGATTTTACCATTTTCTTTGTTTGTAATTTTGTAAATACCAGTCATAATCATTTCTCCTTTTGATGTAAAGTATAGTGGCTATATTATATTACCTTAGATAATATATGATATTAAATAATAAGAGAGAATAATAAATATTAAGAGAGAAAGAGAAAAATTTTATATTCACGAGTTAAATACGAAGTATTTAACGAGTAAGAGTATAAATACGTAAGTATTTATACGATATACTAATGTAATAATATATAATGTAATAATACTAATGTAATATAGTATACTCAGTATATTTTGGTCAATATACTCATTGTATTTTGCTGGGTATATTATGGGTTATACTTGCGTTTGAACTTTTCTGCGCCTGGTTCGTCATAAATTAGTATTCTTTGTTTACGACCGTCGACGCAGGAGACTTGCTTGGTTATTAGGCCGTGGGCCAATAGGCGGTTTATTGACTTTTGAATAGTCGCTGGGGTGGTTAGGCAACGCTCGGCCAGGTACTGGTTTGAGGCGTAAAACGGCATGCTTGCGTAGCAATACGAGTGTATTAGGCTGATCACTCTTACGTCGACGAGGGTGAACTTTTCGGAGCTGGGTTTGTTTAAGTTGTGTTTGATTATAGCGTCTAGAATCTCTTCGTCGAACGGGGAGTGTTTATACTGGTTCATAGCGCACCTCCTTTGCATTAATTTTGTGCTGTGTGCATACTATAGCATAAAAATAGGGACTTGTCAAGTGGAAAGTTTGAAGTACCCCCGGGTGGGTATACAAGGTCTTCGGTAGGGTTTTGTTGTGGATTTGGTGGGGTGGGTAATTTTTTGGTTGTATGTTGGGGTTGTTTATGAGGTGTTTTTAGAGGGTTGGTTGAGGGTGATCTTAAAAACAATAGGGATTTGCTGTGGGTTTGCTGTTAAGGTGGAGGGTATTTTATAAGGAATAAGGGTGGGTTTGGGATCGATTAGGTGGTTGGTTTGGGTGGGATTTAGTAGGTGGTTATTTGGAAATTTCGATTATTGGATGGGGTAAAATGGGCGGGATGAAGAGTTTATTGTGGAGTTTAGCTGTGGGTGTTTGATTTGATAATTTGGCGGGAAAACGCTTCTATTTTTGAGTCAGTATATAAGAAGACCACCTATGGGATCCGCCCCAGATACCACAACATATTGTGGTTTTATGTTCCCCCCATGCACTATATATTGTAATTCGGGAAAATTTGCATTTTCCTGCCGTTGTGATATACTAAAGCTGTCCAAAGGGACAGGGCAACAGCCTCCCGGTGGATAGGCTCTTTGAAAAGTGCATACCGCTTGCTTTGTTGGTACAATCGGCCTATGCCCTAACAGGCAATTTTAACCGACCAACAAAAACGGCCTAACAGCTGTTTTGCAGGCTATAAGTATGCCCAAAGAGTCCGGCTCTTTGAAAATGATATAAAAGGCTATGTTATACCCATGGCACAACTGCGCCCATCCGGCATGGTCGGTGTGGTTGTTTGAGAGGTACACAGGTAGACCGTCAAAGAATGCCTGTTAGCAATCCGGTGAGGACTGCCCTTTACATGGAGAAAACGTGCTGTTGACGGAAGCACACGGAAGGATTAAAGCAACGCCTAATATACCCACAGGGGGGAGTGCATCCCCATGTGACACTGTGGGGTATTTAGAGGGCAGGTATAACCCTGCCTTGTAAATAACCCATAGGGTTAAAATTTAATGGCGGTAAACCGCCGGAAAGAGGTATAACCATGATGAACAACACTATGACCGTATCCGCTACCACTCTGCAGGACTGCCTGCACGACAACAACCGTTTCTCTAACCACAAGTTGACTGCCGACCAAATCGGTGCCGACAACCTCAGGGAATGGACTAAGCTTGTGGAGGATCTCCGCTCCGCATCCTACGCTGTGTTCGCATTCTGTGAAAACAGCGACCTGTCCGTGGAGTCTAAGTCCGTGGACAAAACCCCTGTCTACAATGCCCTCCGTGAAATCCTGTCCGTGGTGGGTGAAGTGAAGGGGCACAAGCTGTATGCCAATGAGGAACTTGCTACCCTCATGGTGGGCTATGCAGGCAAGGAAGGTACCAAACGTTCCCCCGAACTCCAATTCTGCCTGTCCCAGCTCCGCAACCGTAGGGAAGAACTGAAGAAGTCCGAAAACGTGAACGGCGTGAACCCGGACTATATCAAGAACCTTGAGAAGGAAATCGCCGAACTCGAAGAGAAGAAGTCTGCCCTTGAAGCACAGCCCGACAACAAGGTATCCGAACCCACCCGTATGAGCGCAACCACTTTCCGCCTCAAGGTAGAACACCGCCTTGCCCGTGTTATCGACGAACAGAAGGCGAAGACTTGGGAAGAACTGGAAGCCGAAGCCGAAGCTCGCAAGCAGGCTCGCAAGGAAGCTGCAAAGGCTCGCAAGCAGGCTAAGAAGGCCGAAGAAGCCACCAAGTAAGTCCCACTATCCTACCACGCAACAGTACAAAATTAATGCGTCATTACATTCCGCTAAATGGGGCAGGTAGGCAAAGCCTGCCCCTTCCCTAATGCAGCCAAGGACGGTCACAAGCCCGTGTAAATGCAGAGTGGGGAAAGGATCCGCAGGATACCTATGCCCAAGCCCCAAGTTGCACCGCCGGAGATAAGCTCCCGGCATTCTACGCTATAGGTGGCGTTATAGCATGGACTGAGCCCCCACGCCACAATTATACACATGGGGAGAATGTCCGACCGGGCTTCCTTAAATGTGTGGTGACCGATGGCAAAGTTACGAATAGCGGCATGCCCATTCGGTTATAAAGGTGTATCGCTAACGCCACCATACGCCCATGTATAGCGTACCACCGGAATATGCACCGGTTAAGTCTGCATATAGCAAAGAGTGAGAGCGGCTCAGGCTCTTAGGCTTGGTGTGTAGAATAAACACACCGTTTTTACGCCCACACCTGTACATACCGAAGCACTTGTGCAGTGTTTTTGATTTTGTAGAGTGGGCATATTCTGACAACAAGAGGAGGAGTCTGTATGAAACACCAGTATGTCGTTACCTACACAAAACGCACCAATCTGCTGGACTACATGCGTGGCAATTATGATGATTGTGCTGATAAGCACTTTCACAGAGAGGAGGCTATGCGTAACTACTACGCCAAGGAGCGTAATGTGCGTTTAGTCCTGTTGGTGCGTCACGAAGATGGCAAGTGCTTTTGCACCATCAAATGTCCCATCAATCCCTTGCCCGTGAAGGGTGAGTTCGAGGTGCCGTCCATTAATGTATTACACCGTTTTCTGGTTGCCAATGGTTGGGTAAAGTCCGAAGCATTCTCTGCAAAACTGTTCGAATAAACCTATATCAAACGCCTGGATACCGGGCGTTTTATTATGGGCTTATTCCGATACTGCGCCCAAATAGGAGGTAATAACTATGACCAAATTTGAACAAGTTGGTGTGAACTACCAGCATGAAGCAAGAACCAAGGAGGAAGCCAGCAAGTCTTTTAACTACAGCTGTACCTGTTGTTGTACTCGTGGTATGCGCATTGAGTGCGACCGTTGCGCTATTGCTTGCGCTCACAATCATGTTATTGCAGCGTTTGACTCCAAAGAACAGGGGGTGGCGTAATGAAAAAACTTGCCAAGTTTCTGATCATCTCCGTGGCCATCTTTGCGTTGATGTTTGTGGAATACCGTTTCATCATGACCAACCTGCGTACATACTATGCTGAGGACGGCTTTATCTGCATTGAGTTCATGGGTCAAACTGACGCATATTATGCAGAACCTATCTTCGTGAACGAATAAACCGAACCTATATAAGGCTCACGGAAAATAGAACCGTGGGCCTCATTATGGGCTCGTTTTGTAGCTCAAATAAAAAGTGGAGGGAAACAACAATGACGAAATTCTGTGATTGGGTTGACAGCTACGGAGAAGAATTTGCACGACTTGTTGAGGTTGTGTTCTTCTCTATTGGAACCCTGGTTTTCGCTTACTTTATGCTTCTTGGTTAACCGAAACAATGCACTGATGTGCTTGTTATAACAAAAACTAATGGCCAGTAGTGCCGGAAAGGGAGACAAAAAACATGACAGAACTCGTACTTCATCAGCGTGCAACCATCCAGGCAGGCGGAACTCACATCAACGGAAACAGCAAAGCCGTAACTATTCTGGAGGAAGGGAAGACATTTGGTAGCGTTACTGATGCAGCAGAATACCTTGGTGTGCACTACTCTATGTTGCAAGGCCATCTGCACGGCAAGTATCGAACCGTCAAGGGAAAACACTGTTTCTTTACCAGCCAGCGTGACAGTAACTATGACGCAATGACCGCTCACATCAACAACCTGTATGAAAAGCAATCCGAACTGGAACGGAAAGCTGCGCTCTGGGATGCCTACGAAGCCGAGCAGAATGCAGCCCGTAAGGCAAAAGAAGCGCACGAAGCAGCTGTAAACAAGGCAATGGAAAAGGTTGCACGTCGCCAGCGCATCTATGAGGCCACAATGGAAAAGGTGCGTGTGTCCAGCGTTCGTCTTGCTGAAGCAAAAGCGGAACTTGAAGCGCTGAAGGGAAGTGTTCTCAGTGCTTGAGCTTCTCATTGCCTTGTCTATCCCCATGCTTAGTATTATCTTTGGTGCTACTGTGTAAAACCTATATCAAGCGCCTAAGGGAAACGGAAACCTTGGGCGCTTTATTATGGGCTTTACCCATAAGAAGGAGGAAGCGAAATGAAACTTAACATGATTAAATACGGAGCTGTGCATCCCATGACTTTTGAAACTTCTCACTACACCGATAACGGAAACCTGTATGTGGGTCTCATTACCCACGAAGAGGGATTTCCTATGCCTTGGCAAAATCTCACCGTTAATCTTGGTGTGAAGTGCAAAGAGAATTGCTCCTTCATCGACATCAACAATAACGGAACGGAAATCATCGAATGGCTCATGACCAACCAACTTGGCCATCTGACTGGCCGAATGGAAACAAGTGGCTTCTGTGTCTATCCTGAATTCAAATTTGATATGAAAGAGCTCACAAAATATATTGAATAAGGAGGGAAGGGAAATGAAACTGGTTGTTCCTCAAAAGAACTACTCATTAACGGAACTGTATGACACCGTTGCGAATCTCATGGGCAAGGGAAACTTGGACAATAACTACGACTGCCGACACATTAACATTGCATCCAACATCCAAGATGGATTCTTTGCCTGTTATAGGGAAATGAATCCTGACTTGTCTGAGCTTGACTTCAGAATGTCTATGACCATGATGCTTCTGCAGTATGGCCCGAAGGTAGACGAAACCTTGAAGGCAAACGAAGTAGAGGTGTTCGATGGTTTTCTTTGCTAAGGGAGATAAGGAAATGAATTTAAGGGAATTCGCAAATGTCGATAGCTACTACCGTGACCTTGACACCGGGAAGGAAGTGCCATGGAAAGAATACATGGCCCGTGTCATAGGGAAACTTGGGCTGCACAACATCAAGCCCTATATCCCATTCGGCCTTGACTTTATAAGGGAAAAGCTGAAAGAAGACGAACATCTTAATAATACAGCCATCAGTCAATGGGATTATGCCACAGGTTTTATCTCATATATCAATAAAAATACAAAAACTCAGGAATATGAACGGACTCGCTATGGTCTTGTAAGTCTTTTTCGCATGAACGGAATTACATGTTACAGCGTATCCGAAGGCGTTTGTGTGCTCAAGGAAGCGGCAAGAATGCTCGTAAGGGAGGTGCATGATGAAGAAAAAGGAGATAATTAAACACTTCAAACACCTTCATGGCGTTGAAAAGAAGGAGGGATTCATGAAGGAAAACAACATCAAGTTTACCTACGATAGTTTCTACAACATGGTTATCTTTGCAGACGATGGTGTCTTGCAACTATTTCCGATAAGGAAGTGAAACGATGAAAAGATACATCTATTTGCTGGAACGCATCAAGGACAGCGCCGACTGGGAAAAGGGCATGCGAATCTATGCCCATCAGCCTTGCCCGGGGTGGCGTGTTGTTGGAAGGGTGGAATGCAAATGAAAAAAAGCGAAGCAGACAAACTCTTCATGGCGATGTACGGAAGTGAAAAAAAGTTTCGGCAAGCACTTAAAGCAGACTGGTTGGCTGTGCAGTTCAACTGGTCTTGCTTCATTGACGCTCTGTGTAAAAACGGAGATATAACACAACAACAATATGAATCATGGTTATTCCCATGGTAAGGGAGGTATAAAATGAAAATAATTGATAACGCATTGAAAGGCATAACATTCGGCAATCTCGGTATGGGTGCGACATTCCATTACGGAGAAGCATACTTCATCAAGACAAAGACGATAACATCCGGAGAACTCAAGTTCAACGCAGTTAATCTTGAAGAAGGAATGGTTGCTTACTTCGACGACGCTGAAAACGTTATCCCATTTGAATGTGAACTTATCATCCTGTAACAGAAAGGAAATGACAAATGAAAATTGTTGATGTCAAGAATGTTATTACATTCGGCGACACTCTATATGGTGAGATGTTTCGATATAACGAACAGTATTTTATGAGAACGAAAACTATTGATAGTTTTACCGGACAGTTCAACGCTGTCAATCTGGACACAGGTGAAATGTTGTTCTTCCTGGAGGACACAACAGTACACGTTGTTAATGGTCACATTGAAATTTACTAACAGAAAGGAAATGACAAATGGCTATTGGAATTGTTTTCATCCTCTTGTACTTTGTCGGAACACTTTGTTGGCTCTGGGGTTTCTGTTGCGGCCAGAACAATACAACCGACTGGATTGGCTGGAACACTGGTTGGAAAGACGGTTGGGAAGCTGGCTGGGATTCGTGCGAACGAATGCAAAGAGAAGACAAACCGAGTTGCTTCGGCAAGCCAAGCACCCCTAACGGAGATGCCGAAAATGGCTGTGATGGGTGCGAATTTGTGCATGTGTGTCACGCTCTTAGACAGGAGGGAAATGACCAATGAAAATCATCTACCAAGAAGAGAACGAAAAACAAGGCAACGAGTGCACCATCTTAAATTGCCTGCTCATTCTCGAATGTCACGGACGATATCTGGTTGCCAATGTGCGTAGATATCTTGGGTGGTGCGACCATGGCCTTGACGTCCGACATCTCAAGTCTTGCGAAACGGAAACGGAAGCAATGGAGCACTTGAAAACAATAAGGAAATTCGATTGTTAAGAAGGCGATACACACCGTGTATGATGATTACGAAATCATTCCGGTAAACGGACACTACGAAGTGCACCAAGACGGAAAGTTCCTCTTCAGCGCCGACACAACAACCGAAATAAAAAATGAATTAGAAGGAGGAGAACAAAAATGATTGTTAAAAGAGAAACAATTACGTCCAAAAAGTTTGGCTTCGTTCGATATGAAGTTAAACGCACTTCTTGGTGGCTGTTTGGTATCATTCCAATTTATATTATCGACGAACTAGGTGAAAAATATTAAGAAAAGGAGAACTGATTATGAATACTGGATGGGCATTTTTCTTTGTTGGCGTTGGTATTGGTTTGGTTGCTATTCACAACTACATTCGCAGGGAAGCGGAACGTAGGGCACGCAAGAGTGGCTATGAGCAAGGCAAAAGGGAAATGCGGCTCTACTATCAGCGGTGGTATCCTAATGTTCCGATTCCCGAACCTACTGTCGATGAACTTGAACTCGAACCCAATCCCAATGTGGAAAAGAAAAAGATTGCGGTTGACGAATCCTTCATGGAGGATCTTCGCAAGAATGGTAAAGCAGCCACCAAGTTGCCTAAAGCAAAATAAGGAGGGAGCATGAAATTCAGACTTACTCCAGATTGGCACAAAAAGAACCTGAGATGTTTCTTCTGTGATGAAGATAGAAGCGTCAAATATGAAATGGATTTTCATGATAAAACGGTTCATGTATGTAATAAGTGTGCTCTGAAACACAATATGCGGCTTAAGAAGCGAGAGCACAAATTAAATCTCACATTGCACGACAAAGTTGTGTCCATTGATTATCCGGTTGTTGATGGGCACATCGAATATGCTCTTGAAGACTTCGAGGAAACGAAACTCTATGAGTTCTTAAAGGCATTTCAGTGCATTAACCATGTTGACCCGTTTACTGGCCCGACGGCAGCTATCTTTTACATCCACTTCAACTATGACACGCCGGATGAAATCATTAAAGAGATTTGCGAAAAGGCAATTGAAATGATATGGGAGGTAAACAAGTGTTAGGATGTGATATTTACGCCATCTACACCGAGGACAACGAGCGAAATGGTTCTGTAAAGGAACTTTTCCTCTTTTTTGAGGAAGCCATGCAAAATCGCATGAAGTACGCAAATTGGTATTGTCCCAACGGTGATGTGTGGATTTACAAGTACAAAGCAGGTGGCATCTTCTCTCCTTCAGAACAATGGCACATCGACCAGTATGGCAAAATAGTTAATCACTACAAATGGGGGAAGTGATAAAACCCCTAAACTGGAAAAATTTTAATGAGGTGATATCATGTATAAACCCATCACAACTTTCCATCAAGACTTCACGATTGCTGATGCATTCGGTGTGTTGGCCATCCGAGACACTTTCCAGCGAGCGTTCAAAGAATGGAAAGGAAACTACAAATACCTAACCGAACTGGTGATGGTGCTCAACCACAAAATCTGGGAACACCACAACAAAGGAAATATGGAGTATATGCTCCTTTATAACGAACTCTGGGCAAAAGCAGATACTTATGCTGTTGAAAATCTGGAAGGAGAGGAGGCAACATACTTCTTCCAAGTAACTGATTAAGGGAGGCGAGTTGAATGAATACCAAAAAACCAACTCATACGATAGAAATTGGTTATTATGCCTACTGTGCATATTGTGGTAACCGAGCCTATAACCTTCAACATCCTATCACACTTGATGTGATTGGACATTACTGCACATGTGAGGGCGCACAAAACGAACTGAAATATGAAGAAGAACTTAAAGCGCTTCAAGAAAAACATGAAAAGGAACAAGACGAACTTCGTAAACAATACAGAGACAAGTTGCAATTTTGTGACGAAAAGTTGTTTGAAGTGAAGCAGCGCTTGGAAAGAGAATCATTTGAGCATTCATCAAAATATTCTCATTATTGCCATTTTAGTACATTAAACGGAAAAAAATATCGCACAATAGATCAGCTCTTTGGACTTTAAAAGGGAGGTGAGAGCCTTGGTAAATAAAAACTTTTCACTTGCAGTTGATATCTACGAGTGGTGCAAAGCAAATAACCTCTGGGGCGACAACATCATCTACTTTGACGGCAAAGCCTGGTCATCTTCTCCCGAATGGGGAAATGACAAAGGCAAGTACATCGACGAAGACCTTTACGAATATGAAAATAAGAATCCTCTGGATTATTTTGAATATGCCAATCCCGAAACGCTCTCCATGAGCTTTGAGGGGCCTCTTAACCATGTCTTGAACGGATATGTGAGGGGATGGGTGACGCTCGAACACCAATTCAGTCGGTTGTTCAAGAAATATGGTTACTACTACGAACTTGGTTACTCATGGTCGTTGAGTGCATATGAGTAACAAAGGCATACACAAAATAAGGAGGAATTGAATATGCCTTATTGGATTGCGTTTAAGAACGGAGAATATGTCTCCGGTACTGATGAATTTGGCTATTCGACGCTCACAAAACGAAAAAGCGAAGCATGGAAATTCTATGACTTTGACGTAGCAATGGCTTACTTTAGTCTTGGCTATGTAATCATTAAAGAATATGACTAAACAAAGGAGTGTTTCAATATGTATGACGAAGAAGCATGGGAAGAGTATCGGGCAGAAGTACTTGCATATATGAGAAACAAAGAAGAAACTCTCATTAAGGACTGGCTAAATAGCATCGGCTACAAATTCAAAGAACCGATTGGTTATTATCGCAACAGTTCAAATAAGACAATGGAAATTTACACTACAAGACCCGGCATGTTGATTGGTCGAGCTGGAATTCATGTTGAACAACTTAAGGAAATGCTGTCTGGTGAATTCTATGGTGAATGGAACGTAAAATTCATCGAAGTTCGTGGTGGCTTTGTAAACATTGATTGACGACCTTAAGGGAGGATATCACATGGTAGTTTATCATGTAACATCACTCAAAAAGCTAAACAAATACCTCACAACCGGCGCAATCCTTCCTCCTGTCAGAGCGTGGGAAAACATCGAGCAAGCCGAGAGAATGAGTAAATCTACCGGAAGGAAAATCATTCTGCGGTTGCGCTTCCCGGATAACGCAGATAAGTTGGAGGGACATTTCAACCAAGCCAGAGTGCTTTACGAACCGTATGTTTTAGATTGCATGTAAGGGATGTGATAATATGTATGTGATTTGTTATATGCTTGCTAACGGAGAAAACACATGGGAAATTGTTTCTGGTGAAGATGCCATGCAAATTAGAATTAACGAACTCATGGAAGAGCTAAATTGCGAAGCCGAGGACGTTATGGTTTTTGATAAGGAAACAGAGTTGTTATAAAA